GATCCCGATATGTCATCTCAAAAGACACTACGTAAACCTGCAGAGCAGCTGAAGGATCTAGTAGCAGCAGGTAAGGTTCAACTTCGAAAGTACATGGATAACATTAAGGCAGTTGCATCGACTCCTAGTGGTCGTATCAATGCCGATACACTAATTGTGAGGGTAGTCAAGTGATTGTAATAGATTTTAATCAAGTGGGTATTGCTAACCTCATGGTCGAGCTTGGAGGGCGAAAAGATATTGACATCAACCTTCCATTGATTCGTCATATGATCCTTAACAGCATTCGAGGTTACAAGCAGAAGTTTGGAAGCAAATATGGCGATCTAGTCATCACATGTGACAATAGAACTTACTGGAGGCGATCTGTCTTTACACAATATAAAGCAAACAGGAAGAAAGTTCGCGAAGATTCGGGATACGATTGGAAAGCAATATTTGAGGCTCTTGCAACTGTTCGCGAGGAACTTGATAAGGTATTCCCATATCCTGTGATCAACGTAGAAGGTGCAGAGGCGGATGATGTAATCGCGACTTTAGCTGAATGGGCACAGACAAATGATTTGGGAGGAATGTTTGACGAACCTAAACCATTTCTGATTGTGTCGGGTGATCATGACTTCGGGCAGCTTCAGAAGTATTCCAATGTAGCTCAGTACAGTCCCATTCAAAAGAAGTTTGTCAAACCTGATCGTAGTCCCGAAAAGTATGTGATTGAGCATATCATTCGGGGTGATACGGGTGATGGCATTCCTAATGTGCTTTCCGATGATACTTGCATCATCGATGGTCGTAGACAAAAACCCATCATGACCAAGAAACTTGATGAGTGGATTGCTGACCCCTCTACGATGCCAAATGATGCCGCATTCAAAACAAACTACGAGCGCAATAAAGTATTGGTTGACTTTGCGATGATTCCCATGTCTGTTAAAACAGCGATTATAAATAATTTTGTGAACCAACCCAAAAAAGATCGTAGTCAACTAATGAACTTCTTCATGCAACATAGAATGAAAATGATGCTTGAGGTCATCTCGGAGTTTTAACATGCGCCTATTACTTCCTGAAATTCTTGATCGTGCTCAAAAAGCAGAAACAGATGAAGCGAGAATGCAAGTTCTTCGTCAACATACATCTCCTGTTCTAATTGATCTGTTCAAAATCAATTTTGATCCCGCCGTCAAGATGCAATTACCTGAAGGTGTGCCTCCTTATAAGAAAGAAGGCATTCCAATGGGACTTGCAGATACCAATCTCTATAAAGAAATGCGTAGAATGTATACATGGATCAATCCTCCGCCTAATCTACACAAGATCAAACGAGAGACATTGTTCATTCAACTTCTAGAAAGTATTAATGAGAAGGAAGCTGAACTGATCTGTGCTGTCAAAGATAAAGCAATGAGCAATCTGTATCCTGCGATCACTTATGATCTGGTGGTGAAAACTTTTCCTGGCATTCTTCCTGAAAAGCCTAGTGTTGTAGAGGTACAACAGTCGGGGGAAGTTGTCCCAAAAAAGCGAGGAAGGCCCAAAAGAACTGCTTGACAGATCCTCGGGCCAATGTTACAATGCATTTTTTGAATGGTGAATGGCATGCTGATCTATACGACCACCCCGTCTTCAAAAGTGAAGCGCAAAACTCAGAAAGAAATAGACGAGTACAATCGTTGGTTGAGAAGTGTAAATCCATCTGGGCAAAAACCCTCAAAACCTTCAGGCGCCCTTTCGGCAAGTAAGCCCTATAGGCGAGGATATGATGAGGTGAAGAAAATTCCTAGCTTGCAATCAACCGCACCTGCAGTTCTTGCTGTGACTAGCATCATGGATCCTTTGCATCTATCACGCATGTCCGACAAGGATCGCGAGGCAGTTATTGCAAAAAGCAAGCGTGTTGCAATTGTCTATAACAAGGGCGGTTATCAATTTATTAGCGATGAAACAGATCCCACCACATTGGGGTCAAGTGAAAGGAGAAAATAAGTGAGTATTATCTTTAGCAATCCCGCTGACAAGAAAACCATTCGGGATGCATTGCAAGAAATTTCAAATGCAATGACTCGCATCGAAGGTGAACGGGATTACATTAAGGAATCTATTAAGACGATTACTGATAGATATCCCGTGATCTCAAAGAAGGTTTTTCGAAAGATGATCAAGGTTTATCATGCTCAAACCTATACTCAGGAGGTTGAGGAGCATGAAGAATTCGAGAATCTCTACGAAACCATTACCACGACAACTCAGGTAAACAAAGATGCTTAATTTTGCTCGCAACATTGTAGAAGTAGAAATTCATGATACAATGGGTAGGCCTAAGAAAAAACGTATCTTGGGTGTGTGGGGGCAAGATCAAGAAATTCCATACGACCTCATTCGCAAACTGAATGCAAAAAAGTATCCAGGCTGCGATATCGAGATCAGAGTAACTGTATACGAAGGACCTTAATGAAAATCGCAATTTGTTCTGACATCCATCTTGAGTTCGGTGATCTGCCTATCAAGAACACAGAGAATGCAGATGTTCTTGTTCTTGCAGGAGACATCTGTGTTGCTGCAGGATTTGGTCGTTCTTTTTACGACTCAGAACGTTATCACGAGTTTTTCAAGCAATGTTCAGAACAGTTTCGTGATGTTGTTTACATCATGGGCAACCATGAGCATTACAATGGCGACTACTGTACCAGCTATCAAATTCTGAAAGATCAACTAGAAAAATATTCTAACATTCATTTTCTTGAGAAAGAATTCAAAATCATCAAGGGGGTTATGTTTATTGGTGCGACGCTATGGACGGATTTCAACAAACAAGATTCATATAGCATGAATTCTGCAGAAAGACAGATGAATGACTATCGAATCATTAAGAATTCTCTGAAAGATCGTCGCCTAATTGCACTTGATACACTTTATGATCATCAGCAGACTCTAGAAAAGATCACTGCCTTCTATGATGCACACGACCTTCCTGTAGTAATGGTTGGGCATCATGCTCCCAGTCATACGAGCGTAAAACCCATGTATGAGCGTGACTATCATATGAATGGTGCTTATCGAAGTGACCTAGAACAGTTCATTATCGATAAACCCAGAATCAAACTGTGGGTGCATGGGCATACCCACTCAGAGTTTGACTACATGGTTGGAACTACCCGTGTAGTTGCAAACCCGAGAGGATATATTGGATACGAACGAGGATCACAAGAATCAGATCCTTACTATCCTAAGGTGATTGATCTTTTTACTCCCATAAGCGAGAGTTCGACTTCAGACGAGCCTCTGCTGCAAGACGACGAGATTCAATCAGCATTTCGAGAAGATTTTTAAAGAAAGATTTGATAGGCGTTAACATAGATGACCTTTTGGGTTGTTGTAGAAGGTGAGATTATGTCTCAATCATATTTATATTGCGGTGCAACATGAGTGCAAACCTAATCATCGTAGTAGCAATAATTTATTTCTATGTGGCAGTCGAGCAAGCATTGAAAGGCAATATTCCAATGCTTGTCACCTTCGGCGCATACGCTATTTCTAACATTGGTCTCTACCTGATGGCAACAAAATGATCATGAGCGTTTTAAGATTCGTCGCTGCGGCAATAGTTGTGTTGGGCATTAGCTTGATGGTCATTCCTGTTGTGGGAATAATCCTAGGTCTCATATTGGAGCTATTTAAATGAAAAAAGTTGTTCTTGTAACAGGGGGATTTGATCCTCTACACTCAGGTCACATTGCATACTTTCGTCAGGCGAAGGAACTAGGAGACATTCTAGTTGTGGGTGTAAATTCTGATTCTTGGCTTGAGCGTAAAAAAGGCAAGGCATTTATGCCATTTGAAGAGCGTGAGTGCATCATCAAAAATCTTAAGATGGTAGACTCAGTAATTTCCTTTGATGATAGCGACGGGTCGGCAAAGAATGCTATTCAAAAGGTTTTAGACAAGTATCCTGACGCAATTTGTCTCTTTGCGAATGGGGGCGACCGAACTAAGCAAAACATTCCTGAAATGGATATTGAGGATCCTCGCCTACAATTTTTGTTTGCTGTTGGAGGCGAAAACAAAGCGAATAGCTCTAGTTGGATTCTACGTCAATGGAAAGCTCCAAAGACAGAAAGATCCTGGGGCTATTATCGTGTTCTTGATACACCCAATCCGAATGTTAAAGTGAAAGAATTGACTGTCGATCCAGGCAAAAAACTGAGCATGCAGCGCCACATGGGACGAAGTGAAGTTTGGTTTGTGACCGAAGGAACCGCTACTGTTTGGACGCTACGTGGAAGTAATGAACGTGTTTTCATCGGAAGGTATCCTAAATATTCATCGATCAAGGTTAACGCGAAAGAATGGCACCAGCTGGAAAATCAGGGCGAAACTCTCTTAAAAATCATAGAGATACAGTATGGTTCTAAGTGTGAAGAAGAGGATATCGAACGTGTTGTTTTTGAACAACAATCTGTTGCGTAGATACAACAGAAAAAGAGTGGTTGCACTTTACGCCGAATCCTGTATAATTGTTTATGTTGAATGATTAACGGACCAAGAAAATGGCCAAACGTCAAACCAAAGCGGAAATCAACCACGCCGTGGCTGATTCGATTATGACGACCTTTGTCGAAACCATTCGTGCCCGTCAGGCAAGTGTAGGTTACGAGCGTGGCGATACCGCCGCGTATGCTCTGGGCTACCTGCAGTCAATGATGGCGACCTTCATGGTGCAGAATCCGAAAATTATGGCTGATGTTGCGGATCGTCTGAAATATATTAGCAAGGAGTCGAAATGAGCAATAAACTTTCGGCAGCGGATAAGCTAGACATAATTCTTTTAGCGATGTTGGGTAGCAAAGAGCTTGTTGCTAATTGGTGGATTAGTCCGAACCTCCATTTTAAACTTTCAACCCCCAATGAGGTGTGGAATGCCAGCGACGAAGGAAAGCAAGAAGTCATTCGATATGTTCTCGGTCACGCATCAGGAAGCTACAGTTGAAAACATGCAACAAATAAATATCTTGATTGCAGAGACTGCTGAGACCTTGAAACAACAACAAACCGTAGCGGAGCTGCAACAGTTTGTAGAAGATGAAGAGCGTGAGTTCGATGAATACATGCTCAGAATGTACGAATATTACTCTCAAAAATCTTATTAGGAGTTAGCATGAAACGCTTACTTGCCTCTCTATTGATCATAGCGACTACTTCTCCTGCATACGCATGGGGTCCTCGCGAAACTGCTGCTTTGCTGGGATTCATAGGCGGAGCAGTTGTGGTAGGAGCAGCAAACCAAGCTCACGCTACTCCTCAGCCACAATATATTCCCCCTCCTGTTTCTTACTCACCTGTTCCCCTTTACACCTATCCTCCTACAACCTATCACTATCGCCAACCCGTTACAGTTTGCCGTGACATCCCATATTATGATCACTATGGAAGGATCGCACGTATTCAGCGTGTGTGCAATTATCGATGAGCAAAACATTTAAACCTCGCAATCCTATTGCTTTTGACTTGCTTATATCAGGAACTTACAAGCAACGTAAAGTCAAAAACAAATGTCAATACTCCAGAAACTTTAAAAACCGAAAGTCATTTGATCGTCAACACTCATTTTAAGGAGGCCTATGTCATGGTTGCTAGGGACTAATCGTCCAGCATTTGCGAGTGAAGATAAACAGTTAAGTGAGAAAAAGCTCTGTTGGTTAACTGATTACAAAAGGAATCAAAATGGAAAACACAAAATACGTAGTGACGCTCGAAGAGGACGAGAATGGCGAATTGATTCTCCCTATTCCTCCTCAAATTCTCAAAGATATGAACTGGAAAGAGGGTGATATTCTTAAATTTGGTATCAACAAAGATGGAAGTTTTAGCATGACTAAGGTTGAAACTGCAACTAAGCGAGTTCTTGTTGAAACTATTTCTATGTTTCGTATTCGGTACGTGATTGAGCTTCCCGCAGACGCTCCTGCCGACTGGGCGTTGGATACTGTTTGTATGGAAGATTCTATCGAACTTAGTCAAAAGCATATCGATGAGCAAATCATCTCTCATCGAGAAGTGACAAAGGATGAGTTCATTCGCGTATTCGATGAGGACAATGACTATCTCAAAGATTGGGATGAACAGCGAAAACTGCAAATGGTCACAAAAGTTAATTCAAAAGGGAATATTGAATATTGACTGGAGAGGTGATACAGTTTCCGCGAGCTAGTAAAAGGCCCGCGTCTTTCAAGATCTTATTGTATACCGATGATGAGATCTTGATGACTCGTATCGCCATCTCTACCTTCGGGGGTCTACCTCAGAAAGTTAATAACAAAAATCTTTCTGAGGTAGATCCTGTAAAGGTTTTGCAATGTCTTGAAAAAGTTTTAGAGTGCCCCTTGTTTTCTGAATATGCCCATGATACAATACGTACTATCATTGCTAACATTGAACTGAACGGACCTGACTCGGCATGAATATCTTCTATCTGTCTCACAATCCTAAAGAGTGTGCTGCTATGCACAACGACAAACATACTGTAAAGATGATCCTAGAATATGCTCAGCTTCTCTCTACTGCTCACCGCATTCTTGATGGTCATCTTTCTGTTGGTGTTTCTAAAACTGGTCGCAAGCGTACTGTTTATACTCTTCCAGATCATCGTGATAGCATTCTTTATAGCGCTACCCATATTAATCATCCTTCTGCTGTTTGGGTGAGGCAATCTGATCAGAACTACATATGGTTGTGTAATCTGCTTTTGTTGCTTTGTGAAGAATACACTTGTCGCTATGGGAAAGTTCATAAAGTAGAGCGTGATGGTCTAGCCTATGTTCTTCTGAAAAATGTTCCATCTAACATTCCTCAAGGTTCCTTTTCACAACCCACTCCTGCTATGCCTGATACATATAAGGTGCCGGGCGATTCAATCGCCTCCTATCGAAACTATTATAATGGAGGAAAACAGCATTTGGCTAATTGGAAAGTGAGGGGTCAACCTTCCTGGTACACATTGCAAAATGCATAAATAAGTTTATGCCACTATACGATTATTCATGCCAAGATTGCGGTCATGCATTTCGAGAAATGCAAAGCATCGCTAATAGAAAAGTTCCTGAGGGCAATCCATGCCCCTCATGTGGATCTTCATCAGTCTCTTTACAGATAGGAACTCCAGGAGTAGGAGATTCTGTTCGTTTGGGTATTCGCACTATTGATAACGGATTCAGGGAGGTACTTTCGAAAATTCATGAATCACAACCTAGAAGCAACTTGAATAACAAACTTTCGCGATGATGGGAAAAGTAATTCCAATCAACCAGAAGGACAGCAATGCAACGCTGTCCTTTTTTATTTTAGAGGGCTCTATGGCAAAAAGACAAGAAAAAGTATATCGTTCGCCAGAAGTGACAATCGCCACCAACCGCCTACGTGTACGCCTAGATGACATGTCGGTTATCGAACCCCTTACCGACAACCAGAAGTTATTCTTCGACTACTACAAAAGCGAAGAACAGTTCATGCTTTTGCATGGTGTAGCAGGAACTGGTAAGACATACATAGCACTTTACAAAGCCCTTGAGGAAGTGTTAGATAAAAGTAACCATTTCGAGAAAGTTGTGATTGTACGATCAGTAGTGCCCACACGTGAGATTGGGCACCTCCCGGGACATGAAAAAGAAAAGACGGAAGTCTATCAAGAACCCTATCACGAGATTTGCCGTAACCTTTTTAATCGTGCAGATGCGTATCAACGACTCAAAGAACAATGTGCAGTTCACTTCCTAACAACCTCTTTCCTTCGAGGTATTACGCTTGATGATACGATTGTTATCGTCGATGAGTGTCAGAATCTAAATGACGCTGAAATAAATACGATTATGACTAGAGTAGGAACAAACTCAAAGATCATCTTTTGTGGTGACTTTAGGCAAACAGATCTGAACAAGAAACAGGACATGTCAGGCCTTAAAAAGTTCATCAGTATCGCGAAGATGATGCCGTCATTCAAACTAATCGAGTTTTCTGTGCATGATATTGTAAGGAGCGAGATCGTCAAACAATACATTCTAGCTAGATTGAGGTACGAGGAAGATATACAGTAAATTCCTCAGGTCGTAAACTAACCACTCAGGAAATCTACTTACAGCTAGCAGATATTAAATCTGTTGAGACACATCATTGATAACCTGTTGTAAGTTTACACTCTCATTGACATGCTACCTAATCTGCATTAGAATTATTGTTTGCAAAGGAAAACATGAAACAGTTTCGTTATGAATCCAATCTGCCTGTAATACCTAAACTTCAGCAAGTAACTGATCCCGTAACAGGCAAACGTCACTACGTGACACCTGAAGGAAACCGGTATCCTTCTATCACGACAATTTTGCAGGAGTATCGTAAAGATGCCCTCCTGGAATGGCGAAAGCGAGTAGGCGCTAAACAGGCAGATTGGATTGCGAGACAGGCAGCAAATAGAGGCACCCGGTTTCACACGCTATGTGAGAGGTTCCTACAGAATCAAGAACCCTTCGATGAAAAAACTTCTTTGTTCGACAAAGCGCTGTTTAACGAAACTAAGCATCTATTGTATGATATCGATAACATTCATGTACAAGAACAAAGGCTCTATTCAAATCACCTTCGCCTAGCAGGAACGGTTGATTGTGTGGCAGAACATAAAGGGCGACTTAGTATCATTGACTTCAAGACATCTACTAGGAGAAAAGTCAAAGAAGATATTGAAAATTATTTCATGCAATGCGCTGCTTATGCTATAATGTACGAAGAATTGACTTACATTCCTGTAGACAAGATCGTTCTAATCGTAGCATGCGAAAGTGAAGAACCTCAGTTGTTCATAGAAAAGCGCGATCACTACATCAAACAACTTATTTACTATCGAGACCTTCATGAAAAAAACAATCCTAAGTATCTTGACGATGTTTTCGCTGACAGCACAGGCGCAAACAGGGCTTAAATATATTGAAGTGCCCACATCAGTGCACTGTGCTGAGACACCCGATGTGATCAAAGAACTTCAAAACACTCATAAGGAATATCCCGTTATGATTGGAAAAGCAGAAAATCTGCTTATGGTTGTGTGGAAAGAAACGCAAAAAGGCAATTTTACAATTACTCTAAGTTCTTTAGATGGAAAGATGACTTGTCTTTTAACTGCAGGAACACATCTTCGCACTGTAACAGAGAAAGGGCTCTAATGATTTATTTGACTGACTACATCAAGGTCTATGATGACATACTAGACAAAGAGACCTGTGATTCGATCATTGCTCGCTATGAAAGTTCACTAGAACATGAAACCGTAGAATCAGAAATCTATAAGTTCGAACAGCTAAACATCACTAAGCTAGAACCCTGGCAGGATATCTCTCAGATGTTCGCAGGCCTATCTTACTCGGGGGCTACATCTTACTTCAATGATGTAAAGGTTCCTATAATTCCACAGCTTCAGGGCTTTGAGGAAATCCGCATCAAGCGATATAGGCCCAATGAAAACGAGCGGTTTGATCTTCATGTAGATGTGGGGGACAATCGATCATCAAAACGATTTCTAGTTGTGTTTTGTTACCTCAATGATGTAGAGGAGGGTGGCGAAACCACCTTTCCTACACTTGGAATCTCTGTGAAACCTAAAGCAGGTCGTGTTCTAATGTTTCCTCCTTTGTGGATGTTTCCTCATGAAGCTAGGCCACCTGTATCATCAAACAAGTACATTATGGGAACATACTTGCATTACGTGAACGAATAAATATACCAATGGTTGTTTGAAGTTAACCAAAAAGTGTTCTGGACGGGGGTTCGATTCCCCCCTCGTCCACCATAAGCATACTAGGATCGGCTCTGAAATATGAGACTCCACAAGGTGAGGAATTAAGTATGCTTATGATGGGCGAGACATGGTTTCGACAGAGCAATAAGTAGGAAGATGGACAACCCGGCAATGTGAAAGCCGATGGGGGGGGACTACTCGCCCGAAGAAGCATAGAAGTAAATGCAAACGATGCATATTTTGGAGCGTATCGCCTAGCAGCGTAAACTCCTGGGGTTTCGGCGCTGTCCTTATTACCCAATCAGCGCCACTTATAACTACAATTAGAGGTTCTTATGCCAGATTCAGGTTTTATACTCGCAAAGATTTTATCAGGAGTCGGAGGCCTACTAGGTAACTTGACTAACATGGCATTCTTAAAACCTATCTCTATGATGGATGCTAGCTTAAGAGGTGGAGTATCAACAGGAACGGGTATCATCTTCGCGGCGCCTCTATTACAATGGCTAGAAATGACCTCTAATTGGGAAATGCAATTGATGTTTGGATTTTGTATAGGTTTCATATCATGGGGCCTGTTATCTTTAATCGCCCGGGTATTCTCTAATGCAGATAAGAATAAAGAGGACTTGATTGATGTTGTTAATCGAACCCGCTCGGGACAATCAAATAATGAGAAGTGATGACTTTTTTAAGGATAGTTTTTATATGTGTTCTAGGATACTTCTTATACGACTACTTTGAAACGCTTGTAGATTACAAGTTTAGAGAGTTGTCTGAAGAAAGAGATCCCAAGTTTATTACGATGGCGCAACGTGAAAAGGAGCTTGAATGCCTCGCCAAAAACATCTATTATGAAGCAGGAACTGAACCATTCGAAGGAAAGGTTGCAGTTGCACAAGTAACATTAAATCGTGTCAAATCAAATAAATTTCCAAAAGATATCTGCGCTGTTGTTTACGAAAAGAACATCGTGTACAATAGAGTTATATGCCAGTTCAGCTGGTATTGTGAACAAAAAACAAAAGTCAGACCCATTCATGAAGCAACCTACAAGGAATCCGAAGCAGTCGCCCGTAAGGTTCTCCTTGAAGGATTTCGTTTAAGTATTATCACTGAGGACGTACTATTCTATCATGCAAACTATGTCAACCCCAAATGGCAAAAACGAAGAGTCACCCAAATTGGAAAACACATCTTCTACAAAGGTTAGTTGGATTGAGAGGTTGGGAAGGATCAAAGATTGTATTAAATACTTTCTAGACAATAAACTTGTACCCAGCACAGCAGAATCTATTGGATGGATTGGATTGGTTCTTCTTCATGCTGCATTGATTCCTACATTCCTTGCAGTCATGGCAGGTGTTACTGATAAGATGCCACCTGTTGATCTGGTGTTGTTTATCTGGGCAGCGATGGTTACCTTCTTTGTTCGAGCAGCCATTCTGAAAGATACTGTAAATGTCCTAACCATTGGTGCAGGTTTCATCGTAAATGCCGTATTCATGGCTCTCATTCTATTCAAGTAATATGCAACCCATTACAGATCAGTTCATCATTTCAAAGAAGTTTACAACCGCAAATGAATTTTCTTTACATATTGAGCAACTAGTGACTAGCAAGCGACTATCTTACATGGAGGCAGTTATTGAATATTGTGAAGATGCAGACATTGATGTAGAATCAGTTAAGTCGCTGATCAATAAGTCTCTCAAAGAGAAGATTCAATGTGAAGCAGAAGATCTAAACTATTTCAAACGAAAATCCGGCAAACTACCTCTATGATGCAAATGGACGCCTTTCAGGCCTATCGTTACTATCTTGCACTAAAGCTACACTTTACTACTGACTCATATGATGTGATCAAACATAAAGGACGCATAAAGGCGTCACGTGATAGATTTATGAAACATGAGTTGATGTACAAAAAGTTAGCAAAACAATACTCTGATTCTGAACTAGTTAACTTTCTTGTGTCCAATTTTGTTGCAGGCAACAAGTGGGGAGGCGTATACGATGGGCAAGCACAAGACGTTTACACACAATGGAAGAAGCGTATCGAGTCGCTATCATACATCTTCAAGCGAGACATGGCACACATTCTATCGGAGATGAATATAGAAAAGTTCGATGAAGAAAAAGTTTTCTATTGTCAAACTGGCGAACATCCATATATAATTAGGTCTTACATGAGCAAGGAAGTGTCACTAGAAACCCTTGTGATACTAAACAAGCTGTGTAAGTTTTGTGATAGGTTTGATCAAGACATTAAAGAAACATTTGTGTGGCCTGATATTTCTCGTTTGATTCGAAAATATAGCCCTTTTGTAAGGATCGATAAGGAAAAGTATAATGGAATCCTACGAGGAATATGATGTTGATGTTCTTGCAAGAAAGATGCATAACCTAGAGAAAGAACTAATTGATCTGCATGATCGCTATTTGACTCTATCAGATGCACTTAAGGCAACACAACATTATATGGTAAAGATGGCACAGCAACAAGCAATGATTGCTACACAAGTTTCTCACTGGCCCTATATTGCGGTCGAAAAACAATCTGTTAAACGTAAGGACAAGGAGTAAGTTTTTTAACATGGGCGATACGTATAGACGTTACAACGAGGACTTCTCGGAAAAACGAATCAAGAAAGTTACAAAGAATAAACGGATTGTTGACAAATATAGACGAGTGATACATAATTATGAATCCTCTGATGATGCATTTGATGAATATCTTGATCATGAATACAAGCAAAACAAAACCAAAACACGATAACACAAAGCAATACACTTTTTATACGGAGTAAACTATGTCATTTCAATCTCTTGCTGACCTTAAAAAATCCCGCGGCGGCTTCGACAAACTGATGAAGGAAGTCGAAAAGATTAATACCCCCGCATCGTCCTCTGAGGACAATCGCTTCTGGCAACCCGAAGTTGATAAAGTGGGCAATGGCTACGCTGTCATTCGCTTCTTACCTCCTCCCAAAGGTGAGGATCTTCCCTGGGTTCGTGTATGGAATCATGGATTCAAAGGACCTACGGGCAAGTGGTATATTGAAGATTCACTTACTACGATTGGATTGCCTGATCCTGTGAGTGATATGAATACCAAGCTGTGGAACAGTGGCAATGAATCCGATAAGGATCTGGTTCGTGAGCGCAAGCGTAAGCTGACTTATATCAGCAACATTCTTGTTGTTACTGATCCTGCTCATCCCGAGAATGAAGGAAAGGTGTTCTTGTACAAATATGGCAAGAAAATCTTTGACAAGATCAAAGATGTGACTGATCCTCAGTTTCAAGACGAGCAACCTATCAACCCGTTTGATTTCTGGGATGGTGCAAACTTCAAGCTGAAGATTCGTAAGGTTGAGGGCTATCGCAACTACGACAAGAGCGAATTTGATCGCCCAAGTCCTGTTGCATCTTCAGATGAAGCAATCGCACGAATCTGGGAACAACAACATTCATTGAAAGAGTTTGTTGATCCTAAGCGATTCAAGACCTATGAGGAACTGCAGCGCAGACTTAACACGGTTCTTGCAGGTGAAGTTCGCACCCAGGAAATCGAAGTTGAGGATGAACCTGTAGTTCAACGTTCTGCACCTAAAGCAGTTGTTCAATCTAAACCTGCTGCTCCTGTTAAACGCGAAGAAGTTAACTTTGACGATGATGATGAGTCAATGTCCTACTTCGCGAAGCTAGCAAACGACGACTAAAAGAAGGAGCTTCTACTCTGCCCATACCGAGAGAACGAGGAATCTACTCTCGGTTGGGCAGGGACTGGCACATTTGTTTGTGTTGATGTATTATTGTTATTGTTTATAACTACAGGTTGATTGGATTGAGGTGAATAACGTCCTCCATCTAGTTGTAAAAATCGTTTCATCTGATCTAGAAACCCTCTACTAGGATTCATAGCGTTAGCTGCAGAAACAGTTGATCTCTCCTGCTCTTTTAAAATTTGTGTAAATTCTTTCATTTTGTCACCCAATAACGAAGAAGCTTCCTGTTGTAATGCTTTATACTCTTGATCATTTTCTTTTAATAAATCTTCAGCGCCTGTTATTTTATCTCGATTATAACCTAACATCATATTTGCTTTCTGATTATCTAAGAAGCGATCTAATAAAGAATCTACTTTTTGTTCACCCTCATCTGATGTTATGCCTAACTTATCAAAAATTTCTTGTTGTGCCTTTGCTTGATTTATATAATAATCAAACTTTGTATTATCTTGTAAATCTGGAATTTCTTCTCTACGTTTTTGCTGTAATAGTTCGGCGCGTTTACTAACTTTTTCTAAAAATCCAACAGAACCCCCATCAGCAAATTTTTCAGCAACAGCATCTAGGGTTTGTTTTCCTATAGCTTTCGCTGCTTTTGCGGGAAGAATATATTCATTATCAGATAACAAAATAGGTTGTCCGGTGTCTCTATTAACAGCAGGTATTGAATCTGATGTTTCAGTTCCTGGGCCATCTATTAACCCCCCTTCACTAAATCTATTATTTGATTTTGATTCATCAGGAGAAATTACTGTTCCTCCTTGCGCTTCTCTAGAAGGTGTTACTTCTGCTTGAGGTGCGGGTTCTGCAGATATAGGAGCTGCATCAAATTTATCTTTAAACTCATTATATGCTTGTAGTTGAGCTTGTCTGTCAGCGAACCTATCATTTTCTCTCCTTGTAGCACTAGATGTATCTTTTCTTTCAAGAGCTTCTTTATTCAATTGGTCAGCTATTTGCCTGCGGAGCTCATTTTTTCTTCTTTGATATTCTTGAAATACTTTGGGATTTTTTTCATTTAGCACGGCCTCCGGGATTTTCATTTCAGTCCGACTTGATGCTGCTGCTGGTGCAGTAGAACCCGAATTAGCTTGATCCCTTAAATCTGTATTTTCTGTTGAAATCTTTGCAATGTCACCCCCCCTGCTAGATGTCATTGTACCTGTTCTACTAGCTGCACCCACATTCGCAGCAGGTTCTGAAAACTCTCTAATTGCTTGTTCTTGTGCGCGTGCTTTTGCTCTCTCTGTATCAGCAGAGCTTAACTTTCCTTGCTTTTCATTCTCTGCTAGCATTTCGCGCTCTAGCTGACGAACACGAGCAACGTACTTTGCATGTGTTTCGGGATCTTTTTCCCTTAATGCCCCTGCATCAAATGTAGATGTTATTTGTGCAGATATAGATGTGGGTCCAGCTGGTGTAGGTTGTGTGGATGTTACTTCTGCTTGAGGTGCTAGTGCTGCTGCTGGTGCTTGTTTATATTCTTTTTCTCTTGCTATATCTGCTTTTACTTGTGATGTAGCAATTCTTTGTGCTGTTAAATGTGCATTAGCATCTTTTTTAGGATCACGCCCCATCAAAATGTTATTATAATATCTTTTATAATTCGGATGATTTTCAATTTGACCGCCATCCACATTCCCTATTTTGGCTGAATGCTCCTCTACTGTTATGCCTGCACGTGCTGGTGCTGCTGCTGGTGCTGTTGCAGGTGCTGTTGCAGGTTCAACAACAGGTGCCTCACTCGGGGCAGCCATAGGCATGTTGTTCACTTCAGACAATGCATCCTGGACTTGAACCTGTCGCCTTGCCACCCTTGCAGTTGCTGCTGACTGAGCTCCAACCTCACCTCGTAACCCGCGCTTCTTAGCTTCCTCTCTATCTTCAGGTGTTACGCCTGTGAAAGATGATTCTACCCGACCTTCTGCAGGCGGTATTTGTTGTACAGGTGGAGGTGTAGGAGGTGTAGGAACAAATGCAGATTCCATACCCGTAACAGGTGGAGGTGCTCCTACGTCAACTTCAGCTGGTGTTGCAGGTGTTTCTACTCCAATAAGTTTTTCAGCTTGCCTATTTGCAACTGCAGGTGCTGATGTATTGATATCATATGTTTGACCTGGTTTACTTTTTGCAACCCATTCTTTCAATTGCTTTCGATCTCTGCCATATTGATCGTACAACTCTTCATCAGATAAATCTGAATCGATAGCTGCTTGAATAGTATTTGAAAATACCTGTCCAACAGCTCTATTTTTATTTTGACTCCCCGCTTGCCCGATAGTTTTTGCTTCACCGCGAACAACTTGTGCATACGGATTAAATTCTAGACCGGAGGCATTGGGATCAGCTTTAATTTTTTCTATTTGTTGTCTAGCAGCTACGAATGGAGCTGCTACAATGGCTGCAGGTGCTGCTAAAGTAGCTGCTTGCCCTAAAAGTCCTGGGGCTGCTGGTGGTACAGGAACAGGTGGTCTAGGAGCTGGTGCTGGAGCTGGAGCTGGTGCTGGAGCTGGAGCTGGTGCTGGTGCTGGAGCTGGTGCAGGTTTAGGAGCAGGAGCTGGTGCAGGTCCACTTGGTGCAGGTCCACTTGGTGCAGGTCCACTTGGTACAGTAACAGGTGGTCGTGTGCCGGGAGGCACTGTGGGAGGTGTGCCAGGCCTTCCTCTTCCTACAGATATATCAGCAATAGCATCAACTAAAGAACCTAAAAAACTAGTCTCCCCTTTATCGGGACCCCCTTGAGTTTTTTTCCTTTCTGCTGCATCTGCAGAAAGTTTCTTGTCTATACTACCCAAAACTTTCAGAAGATCAGAATTTACGTCACCCGTTAAAGGGGTACTTTGAGAAGGAATGTTCGCTGTTGCAGGTTTAGCTTTCTTAGATTCCTTATCTACTTTCTTGGCAATGTCAGCAAGAACTTTCGTGTTCTTTTTAACTTCAACTATATCTTTCTTGATCGAAGTGATATCACGTTCAATAGGTGTTTTCTGCGATTCAGGTTTCTGTTTTGGCTGTGCTTTAACAGGTGCATCATCAACGGGTTGTGCAGGTTTTCTAAGTAAAGCTGCTAAAGGAGTCTTTTCTTTGTTATCCATGATACCTTCTCTCTGCCATTTTCTGGCGTAGTTTTTCGTTTTCTTCTTTTATGAAGTTAGCCAAAAGCGAAACATAAATCTCTCGTTCCCATGGTATCATGTCATTCAATTCAGTCAAAGAATACTTGTGATGCTGCATCAAAGCAAAGTTTGTAGTGTAGTGATCTTCAAGTGAGTCTCTTGCGAGACTCAGAGAAAAAAATTTGTGAGGTTCTCCAATCTTGCTGTGTTTATTGTTCCACACTTCGAACATGTCACTTGTTCACGATGAGACAACTTCGGCATCGTTTCAATGAATTGCTTGATCTGCTCATATTGAGTAACAGTCATGGTATCAAAAAACTCTTGTAGCTCTTGTTTATCATCGACTGTGACTTCATGATAGTCACCTGATGCTGAATAAACACCTTTGACGCAACTAATAAGAAGATTGAACAGAGATTCCTCGTTAGGATTTCCTAAGGTATCAGCTAAATCAGAATACCTAGGATACTTCATCTCTATACCAATATCATGAGTCACCATCATCTTCGTTTTATGTTCAGGTGACTTTTGCACTTGAATATTTGGAATGTGAACCGAGAAAGGATTTCTGGTATCGCAGTTATTGCAATTGATTACCAACTCAAGCTTCTCACTGATCGACTTTGCTCTTAAATTCATGAAGATAAACTCAATATCAAAGTGAGCAAGCATTCTCATGTTCAATTTCTTGAATGTGCAAATATCTACTATCTCTTCTACTACTCTTGCAACCTCTTCTTCTGAACCATCCTTCGTCATCAAAAGAGCTTTGTGCTCTTTCACCAGGAAGGGGCGAAATGCAACCTTTGCATTGGTTGATGGTAGTTTCAATTCAAATGTGGGTACTTCTAATTTAGGTATAGACATGTTTATTCCTCAAATTATCTTCCAATCGAAATTAATGCTCTTTCTGATGCAGATAATCCTGACAATGGGTCTCTTCTCTGCTCTCTTATCTGATTTAGTTGTGTAACACTTAATCCCTCATTCGACACAGCCCCGATACCCGTAGCAAATGTCTGTGAATTACTTATATCATCTGTTTCCCAGTAGCGGTATGCGATAGTAACAGGTAGGCGATGAAATGAATCCTGGCCAGACTGACTGAGTGTCATAGGTCCGGATGATGTAGGAAATGCTTCTATCAATTTAATAGTATACGTGACTTCATTCTTCTCATTGAGTTGATTGATAGTAATATCGAAGGCGTAGTCCTTAAGGTATCTTGCTGTAAATTCTGATGATGCAACACATAAGTGCATCCAATCATCAAAATACTTCTTCACTTTCATAGCAGAATCCACCAAAAATACCATCTGAATACCTGCACCCCCATAATCGCTAGTAGCTGCTCTGTTGTATGTGGGTCCGAACAATCTTTGCTGCTTGGTCACCACAGACATTTGTGGAAGTGAGGTTGATTCGCACATCAATGAAACAGGAAAGTCGCCCGTAAGCCTCTCGGGAAGAATAACTTCAAACCTATTTTCCCTAGCCAGACCTTTTGATCCTACTGTTGATAGAAACTGTTCTACACTAAATGTAGTCATTATGCTTTCCTTAGGGTATCTGCCCAGATTTTAGCTGAGCTTGATTTTACAAACCGTTCTGTGGGCATGACTGCTGCTGACAACCAATCCTCATATGGTATACGCAAGAAGTTTGATCTTACATGTTCTCTTAGATACCTACGAATGCATGGTTCATAGTATTTCTGCAAATCTCTTGAATTCAAAACGCCGTATGAATAAGCGAGTTTCTTTTGAGCGTTATTATTTGATCTTTCAATACCCAACAAAGTACCCATAACCTTAAAACGAAGAATGGGGGGAAGGTAATGTAGATTATACCCGATGAACCCATCAGGTGTTTTGGCGTATGGATATAATAAAGGAAAGGTGTCGTAATAGGGCAAAGTATCCTTGTACTTGGGGTCATAGTAAAACAAATAAAGCTGCCCGGGCATGAGTCTACGAGTCAAAAGTTCTTCTGTATTCATCAACTTAGAAGGGCTGAACGCCCCTTTGCCTAAGTCATTGATCTTCTGTTTATACCAGTCGATGGCATTATCTTCATCTTTACCAGTATAACGTAGTCTCTCGAATGGATTACTTGTAGCCAATTTTTAATTCGTCCTCTGTTAAAACCAAAAACTTCCACTTGCGATCATCGCAAAACTCTGTTGCTGCTTTCCACTTTGCTTGATTGATACCATATGTGTATACTTCTTCTATGAATTGCTTGGTGACACGTTTAGGTTTTACAGGTTCTTGTGTAAACTTCTTGGGTTTAACTTCAACCAAATACTTCTGATCCACACCATTCTTATCACGTATCTTCATGTAAAAGTCAACAAAGTACCTATGTACTTTTTTGTCTACTGGGGAGACATACGGTATAACAGCAACCTCTGAACCCCATTCAAGAACAGAATCATTGCTATCACACCAGTTCATTAGTTTAAGTTCCCAACTGCTTCGATAGATAACATCATGAATGTCTCCTCGATACTTTTTGGGATTCTTAACTTTGTATTTGCCTTTGTAAGTTTCTTTATACATCGCATAAATAATTGATCATCCTTCAAATATTTATACCCATGTCAGCCAATAGAACAAATATCCTAGATCAGTTTAATAATGACACCATCCTCGGGAAGGGGTTTGGAGGTGATGACAAACGCAACCCAAAAGAAGTTTCATTAACCAATAATGGGCCCTATAATGTTTCTCAGTTAAGTTATCCTGAGGATGTATCGATTGCTGCTGATCTGCAACACTACATGGTATTCTACATAAACATTAGAGGAAAGACAAAGTTCAAGAATCAAAAAGTGGTTGATGTGGATGTAAGTACTACAGGTCAAAATCGCGTTGCAAGAGAGAGGTTAGCTGCAGCGGGTATTGCTGCAGCAGGTATAACGGGGGCTGTTGCAGGATTCGGCATCGGAAAAGAATTAGCTGAAAAGTCGCGAGTGGGGAGATCATTAACTGCTTCTGTTTTGGCAAAAATGAGGAGTGCTGGAGCCAGATCAGGTGCGGGTGCAGTTGCAGGAACGGTTGTTGCCGCAGGAGTTGCAGCCACTGCTGGGTTGGCTACAGCAGGCGTGTTCGATGCATTAACTGAACTATCAGATACATTAAAGGTTGACGAACCTGCTCGATTGTCTGATGCTATTATGCTACCTATAGAATCTATCCCTCAAGTTAAATATCAGATGACGTATGAAGATTATGATGCCGGCATTCTTGCTGGTCTAATGGGAGGATCATCTGCTATTGAAAATTCAGTTGTAGGAAAAGTAGGAGAAGGTATGGAGCGTG